ATCGGCGCCCAGTGCTCGTTGCTCCAAGTGTGGCCGCCATCGTCTGACCAACGCAACATGACCTGCGGGTCGTCGCCTTGGCCAAGGTTTAGCCCCGTGCCAGACTCCAAGTCGATTTGCAGACTATGGTGCGCCGTGCGCTTGAGATTGTTCTGGCCTGTGGGCAACGCCCGCCAGGAGCGTAGCCAACGCTGTGCTGCGCCGTTGTCGGCGTAGACTTCCAGATCAAACTGGTAGATGTTGCCGTTCTCAAAATCGCCGACAATCGTCGTGTTGTTGAAGAACATGTGGCAGTTGCTGCGGTGCCGCACAAACGCGCCGTTGTCCCAGCCAGCGCGCTCGTGCCAGGCGCCGGTGGCCACGTCGTACACCCAAGTGGTGTTGGCCTGCGGGAAGATCAGCACATAAAAGCTATGGCCTTCTTGCTGGTAGGTGTAGCCAATCGCATCCGATAGGCTGCCGTACTGCTGGATGTGCCACTCCACGGCGTGGGTGCTGATGCGCTGGCCAGTGTAGCCGTTGGCGCGGTAGACGATGCCCTGGCCACGAGCGTCTTGCCCTAACCAAAACAGCCCGTTGTCCATCTTGGCTATCGAGTAGGCCGCCGCGCAGCCGATCTCGTTGAAAGCGCCTTGGATGCGTTGCAGCGGGAAGTCAGACGCGCCGGTGTCGTACCAGACCTCGACGCTGTTGGTGCCGTAGACCCACACCTCGCGGTGGTCAACGATCAGGCCAACCACGCCGTCAGGCGAACCCTCGGCGCTGGCGAAGTCAAGCGGGTCGATGCTCGTGCCGTCTAGCAGTTGCGTGATCCAGATTTTCTGGCTGTTCGGCTCGTTGAATACGAAGTAGCCGTCCAGATAACCAACCGTCACCGCGCCGGGGAAGTCCGGGTCGGTGATCTGCGCAAACGCGTTGGTGGAGTTGTTGTAGATGTAACTCGGCCCGTTAGCCGCAATAAACAACTGCGTGCCGTTGTCGGCCATGCTGACAGGGCCGGTGCCGGCTACGGTGCCAATCAACGTGGCGGCGTAGCTGGTGTTGATCTTGTAGAGTTGCGTGCCGCTGACTACGAAGGCCGACGAGGCATCATTTGAGAACGCCCACAGCCCACGGATCGGGCCTAGCCCGATGGTAGCCAGCAGACCCAGCCCAGGCGCCCGGTTCAAGAACGCGGGCTCCTTTCCTGCTTCCGGCACAATTTCCGGAAACAAATTCACCATGCGGTTATCCGCAGCGTTGACGCTGCGGGCCACATAGCTAGAGCCGAGGATCGGCGTTTTCATCAGTAGTTACCCGCATAGACGTTGAAGCGCTGCCGTGTCGCAATCAGCGAGTACGGCATACTCATCACGTCGTCAGGATTGTTGATGCGCTTGAGGTCGCGCTTGGACGTCATGGCGATGCGCTGCACCTGCGGTGACGGCTCGACGCCGAACTCAGGGGCAATTTCCATCGCCAAGTTGTAGGCAAATGCGCGCAGGTAGCCTGGCGGGAAGTACAACTGCGTGGCCAGATTGGCTGGCGCAGACAGTTCTTCCACGCTCACAAAGTGCCACTCCAGCAGTCGGGTGGGCACTGGATAGATGTACATTTCGATGTCGGGGAACGTCATGTTCACCCAAATCACCTGCGGATACGTCGATGTTACGGTCTTGACCGCAATCCCGTCGTACTGTTGCTGGTTGATGATCTTGATGCCGTAGCTGACGTTTGTCTGCGGATCGCGGAAATACGTCGCGTCGTCCAGCAGGATGGGCCGGTTGCCAACAAAGTCGCCAGTAGGCCCAAGCGTGCGGCTGCGCGTGCTAGGCGGCCAGTAAAACACTTGATCTTGGGTAGAAAACACAGATAGGCGCTCGGTGTTCCACGAGTCAATCATCTGGTTCATTGCGGTCAACGCGTCTTGCGACACCGCAGCCGAGGGCGTTTCACCTTCGGCCAATACGCCTAGCAAACGAAGCGCCCGATTGATTTGGTCGCCAGCGGTGGCCATGTCACACTCCTTCAGTTGCTACTCTACGGGGCCGCCCGCGCCGAGTCATCATCTCGTTGGGCGCCGCATCTTCAAGGCTGGCCGTTTCCGGCTCCGAAGGCGTATGCGAAGTATAACGCTCCCAGCCGTTTTGTTCATCAAAAATTGCTTCGGCTTCCATCGTCGCCACCTTATTTCCGTGGACGGGATGCCGCATATAAATCACTGCCATCATCTGCTCCTTAACCAGTCGCCTAAATGCCCCTGAAAAGTCTTGTAGCCTACGTGGCCCATCTTGATCTCAGGGTTTACCCACACCTTGCCGCCCATGTCTATCCAGCGACGGCAAAACGCGTAGTCCTCGCCCATCTTGTGCTTGCCAATACGGTAGTCGGCAAACAACGCCCAGGCGCGCTTGTCAGGAGCGTTTTCAACATAAAATTCTGTGTTTGGGTACTGCTCGACCATGCTCTCAAGTTGCTTGCGAGACAGTTTCATAAACCCCGCCGGCACGCCGTCCACCTCTAGCAGTCCCGTTTTGGGATCAGCCCAGAGTTCTTCCTTTTGCTGCCATTTGACGCAGTAGTTGATCGGGTCTTTGCGCTGGGGGTAGATACCGGCTACCATGTCCACAGGCGCGTCTAGCAACTTCAGCAGCGCGCCGGCTTCCCACGAGACGTCCGAGTCGATGAAGACCAGCGTATCGCACTCGGAAGCCAGAAACTGCGCCACGATCAGCGCTCTGGCGTCTGCAATCAAAGCGTTACCGCACTCGTCGTGCAACGACCATGCGTCGCCCCGAGCCTGCAACGCCAGCAAATCCGTGAACAGGGAACGCATCGTTCCCAAGTGGATCGTGCCGGTATAGGCGGGGATGGCGACCATGACGTGCATCAGACTGTCCTTGCGGGCTTGACGGCGCGCAGAGCAAACTCAAGCACGTCGCCGTTTTCGTGTAGATGAATGATGTCGAAATCCGCTTTGTAAATAGAACGGAAGTCGGACATTGCCGTTTTTCCTACTTGGCTGTAAGAAGGCTGAACCAAGAAGGTAAAAGATTCCTTAGGGATTACCCTAGTATGAGACGGATCGCCCCACGCCCAGACGCTGGTGGGCAGTGGAACTGTCCCCAGTAAAACGCCGTCTGGTTTGAGAACCCGCCAGAAGTCGCTGAACTGGCGAAAGAAGAACTTGTAGTCCCCTTGGCTGCCGCAGTGCTCCAGTACCTCGTAGGCGTGGATTTCGTCGGCAACGTCTGCCATGAAAGGCAGAGGCAAGTTCAGGTCATGCACAACGTCTGGGTTGTGCCTAGCCTCAAGATCGAGCGTGACAAGGCCGTCCCAATTGGGACGGCCTTGCTGGTGCAACTTCTTGACGCGGCTAGAACCGCAGCCAAGTAGTAACTCCATTACGCGATCAGACCAACCGCCTGGAGGCGGGAGATGATCGAGTTCACCGCAGTAGCAATGTCAGTAGCGGTAGGCGTAGTGGCCAGAGTGGTCACTGCCGCACCTTGAGCCACAGGGGTTTCCCCGTAGAAGCCCACGGTGCCCGACGCGCCGCCCAGTTGCAGGGGCTGACCAGCCCGTCCAACGTTTAGGGTTTCGCCCAGGTTGCCGTCACCAATCTGCTCACCATCACCAATTTTAGGCAATGCCATGATGAATTTCCTTCCTTATATCAAGAGATCAAACCCACCGCTTGAAGGCGGGAGATGATCGAATTAACTGCCGTAGCGATGTCCGTAGCCGTAGGCGTGGTCGCCAGGGTCGTCACCGCCGCACCTTTGGTAATAGGCGTGGTGCCGTAAAAACCAATCGTCCCGCCAGACGCGCCAAGAATGGCGCCGTCGAGTTGTTGGTCTTCGTAGGCTACGCCAATAGGTTTGGTGTTAGGCATGGTGTTACCCCCACAGACGCACGGCCATCGGAGGACGGATCACGCTGTAACCGTAGAGCACGTCGATACGGCAAGGCATACGGTCGTTGTTGATGTCGTACTGACGAACAACGCGCAGGCTGATACCGTTGTGGACGGCACGCGCGGCCATGTCAACACCTTGCGGCAGCAAGAGGTCGGCGGTGGCAAACGTGATGGCATCCTTGTGGTACACCAGGTTCTGCGGGTACTGCGTAGAAGTAGCGCCCAAGAACGTCAGGTTTTTGCCGTTGAGGTTGATGGTGTTGACGGTGGCCAGAGCGTTGCTAGCAGAGTAGAACGACGGAGACACCTTCAGGGTAACAGCACCACCAGCAGTCGAGGTGGCGTCTTCGGTCACCACAAACTGTTGCAGAGCGCCGGTGGACTCGCGGGTTTGCGGGTTCACAGCGTAGCAATCAGCGATGGTAAAGACGTCACCCTTGAGGTAGGTCTTGGCGTTACCGGCACCCGACAACGTGATTTCGCTATCGCCCTCAGCCAGCGTGTCGTTCACTTGAGCGCCCGTGGTAGCACGAGAGCCGGTGGTGAACTGCTTGATGGACTGAGACATGTTGATCTCGTCGAAGCCCAACACGCCAGTACCCATCATGCCAGCCTTGAACTGCTTGCTGATGGTGTCGGTGGGATTGAACAAGCCCTTCATGCCTTCCACCAACGCGGCGTTGGCAGCAGGGTTCACGGTGGCGTAGCGAGGCGACATCACGGCGGCGGCTTCGTTCAGCTTTTGCTGGGCTTGCAGCAGAACCAAAGAAGTGCCAGGCGTGGTGCCGGGGGTGCCGACCGACTGGAACACGTTTTGGAAGCTGTTGGCCACGTCGGCGTCGATAGACGATGCCAACTGGCTGATACGAGGCTTCAACACGCGCTCGGCGAAGTCGTCCAACTGCATGGTCAACTCGGCAGACGTGAAGTTCACGCCGATGTGCTTCTGCGAAGCAACAGTCAGGGTGGTGAACTGCTCGTTGTCGTCCTGAACTTGCAGGGCGGCGCCGTCGGTGACCAGAGCGCGGTCGGGCAGACGGATACGCAGAGTAGAACCAATCTTAGCACCTTCAACAGCAAAGCTGTCGTCGTACTGACGGTTCACGTTACGGGTGAGCACGAGGTTGTTCTCCAGAATCTCCAGAGCCTTTCTCGTGATCATGTCGATGGTAAGCAGGCTATTCGCCATGATCTAAGTCCTTTCAAACTAGCGTTGATACTGTGCTTGCATCTTGCGGATTTGGCGCTGCCGTTCGGCTTCAATCCACTCCGACACACCCATTGCCTTCGTCGAGCGAGGGTCTGTGGTGTCGTAAGACGGATTGCCCGAACTGCGGGCCGTCACCGGGTTGATAGGTGCAGGCGCAGACGAGGTTTTTTGTACTGGGGGACTGGTGGCCAACTTGACCTCAATCTTCCCAATTTCTTTGGCTTGCAGTAGGGGCGATAGGCGAGAAATGCGATCAGCCTCTTTAGGGTTAGCACCAAGGTAGTAAGCTACCTCAGGGCCAATCTCAGAAGCCTGAATTGATTGCGCCATCGCGTCCGTGATGCGAAGTGCGGGGTTGTAGACGACTTGTTCAAAGTCCTCGTACTTGTTGCGCGCTTCTTCTTCACGCTCGTGATACGCATCCAGCAGTTCAGCCTGTTGGCGCTGCGCCTCCTTTTGAGCGATCAGTTCTTCAGCTTTGCGTGTGGCCAGTGCTTGTACATACGCGTCATCTGACTCAAACTGCTCGCGCTCTGGCGGCTCAGTCGTCGAGGGCTTATCGGCCTGCCGTTGGGCCTGTTGCCTTTCCCACTTTCTTTGCTCTCTTGCAAGTCGTTTGCTGATCATCGCGTCGATTTCAGCCTGGGAAAATTTCTTTTCCTCGGGCTGTTGTTCGGGCTGACTCTCAGCGACTTCCGGCGCAGGTGATGCTACGTCCGGGGCGGCCGTCACCTCGGGT